CTCGAGCAGTTCCTCGGTGACCGGGACCAGCGACGTAAGCCGACTGAGCTTGATGGTCAGATCGGTCAGGGACGGCTTGCTTTGGCTGATCGTTGAGGCTTCGCTATCCCAATACGTCTGAATGCCACCAGTGGATTGCCACGCGGTCGTCTCATCAACCGGGAAGGTGATGGTGTTGCCGCTGACGCTCTGGCGGTCGGTGCGGGCCAGGATGGAGTCCTCTCCCATCACCAGGCGCATGATTTCCGAACGCCACTCGGGCGGCACGGCGAATCCGCCATCAGCGCCCGACGCTTCGGACCCGTAGGTACTCAGCGCCGCGTTCTGGATCAGGCGTTGATCCATTGCGCTTGGGTTGACGACCGCCGTGCGAACGGCGGTGCAGAAGTCGCCCATGTTCTGGAAGCCCCAGCGTTGACGATCCTCGACCGTGCTCAGGCGGGTGTTGCGCAGGCCGTCGCGCGGCGCTGCGTTCTGCGGCTGAGCGGCGGGCTGCTGCCCGGCCAGCGGCTGCGGCGGCACCACGCGGCCGGCCGGCGCCGACAAGCGCTGCTCCTGCGCCTGGATGCGCTCGCGGCGCTTGATGTCCTCTTCGACCTGATCGAATTCGGACATGACGTTGTCGAGCTCGGTCTGCTCTTCCGGCTTCAGGTCGCGCTTCTCAGCGTCGGCCTTGGCCTGGATGCCCTTCGAAATCTCGTGCAGCTCGGTAAGCCGCGCCTTCAGCTTCTGGATCTCGTCCATGATTTGCGTCCTTGCAAAAAAAAGCCCGCCGAAGTGGCGGGCGGGATATCCGGCGCGGGGCCGAATTCGGTTTTCAGGCCAGCGAAGCGATGCGCCTGGCCTGTTGTTGGATGCGCACGGCATTGATGTCAGCGGCCGTGCGTGCATGGATGTCCGCCGCGGCGCGCATTGCCGGCGGCGTGTTGCGGTACTTGCTAAGGTCAAAGCAAGCGGAAACCGGGCTGGCGCTGGTGACGCTGTCGGCGAAACCTTGCTGCACCGCCGTCTCGGCGGACATCCAGGTTTCGTCATCCATCCATGCCTCGATCTTCGAGCGCTGCTGCCCCGTGCGGGCGACGTAGGTTTCAGCGAGCGAGCCCTTGACTTGCTTCAGCAGCGCTGCGACGCGCTCCATCTCCGTTGCGTCGCCAACCGCCATGCCGTGCGGGTTGTGGATCATCATCATGGCGTTGGCCGCAATGCGGATCTCGTCGCCGGCCAGCGCAATGATGCTGGCGATGCTGGCCGCCAGGCCGTCGATGTCCACGACAACGCGCGCGGGGTGCTGCTTTAGTTGGTTGTAAATCGCCAGCCCGTCGAACACGTTTCCGCCGGGGCTGTTGATGTGCAGGTTGATGCTGCTCACCTTGCCCATGGCGGTCAGTTCCTTTTGGAAGCTCTTGGCGCTCACGCCTTCGCCCCAGAAGCTTTCGCCTACCTGTTCGTAAATCCAAATCTCTCCCGCGCTCCCGCGAGCCTTGAATTCGATGCTCATGCCTGATTTCTCCAAAAGGCCAGCGCTTCAGCGCGGATGACGTTTGTCGGCGCCGCAGGCTCGTCCTCTGTGTCGTCGTCCGGCGGGGCCAGCGCTGGCGCTGCTGCCGGCTGCGGCTCAGGCGCATTGACCAGCTTGTCGAGCGTGGTCTGATTCAACTGCACGAGGTACTGGTCGCCATCAGGCCCGATGCCGTTCATTTCTTCGAGCGCGCGAACCTCGTTGATCGACATGGCGCCGATCTGCGTCATCGTGCGGTAGAACTCCGCGCGGCTCTTGGCGTCGCCTCGCATCAAGCCATTGACGTTCAGGCGCGTGTAGATGTGTCCTTGCGCCCGCGCTCCGAAAAGCTTGGCGTTCGCCTCCTGCTCGAGGCGCGTGGCCCAAGGGACGATGGCGTCGGTGACGAATTCGATGCCCTGATGCTCGATGTTGTTGTTAGTTGACCGCGACAGATCGGCGATCTTGTGCGGCGGCACCCCGAGCCAGCGCGCGGCCATGGTGACCGTGAACGCGCGCGATTCGATGAACTGCGCATCGTTCAACGGCATGCCCATCGCGTGCACCTTGGTGCCCGCTGCCGCCACCTTGACGCGGAATGCCTTTGCCGGGCCGCCGTGCGCCTCGTTGTAGTAAGCCTCGGTATCCTTGATCTGCGCCGCCGACATGTTCGCCGGCAGTTCCACGGTGGCGCCCATCTGCGTGCCGTTCTGATAGAACGCGCCAGCGAATGTGTCCTGCGCGATGCCGACGCCAATCGACCGCGCAGCCATGCGCACGGGCGAATAGCCGACGATGCCATCGAAGCCCATGCCGTGCAGGTGGAAGACGCTTTCCGGCTGCAGCAGATATGCCTGCCCGCCTTCAGCCCGTACTTCGTACACCAGCGCGCCGGCTGCGGTGCGCTTCGGCTCCACGCGGTCAGGCGGCAGCGGCCACAGGGACATGACGCGCCCGGCCATGTCGCGCTCAATCTCGGCGTAGGCGTTGCCCCAGTTCAGGACATGCGACATCAGCACCTCTCGGAAGCTGAATGCCGACATCTCGGGGTTCGGGCGATTGTTCAGAAGCCACGAGACGGTGCCGTCCACGGGCTCGCGGCCTGCGCCGGTCTTCTGGTAGACATGCCACGGCAGGGCGGCAATCGTGCGCGAGATGACAGACACGCAGGCCCACCACTCGGCCAGGGTAAGCGCCGTGTCCTCTGTGACAGTCACGCCCGCCTGCCTGTACGGCAGATAGATGCGCTCCTCGCCAGGCTTCGGCCGCGCTACCAGATTGACGATGCGTTGCCACAGATTCATGCCGTAGCCCCTTGCCCCTGCTGCCGCTGCTGCAGGAACGCCATGAAATTGCCCACGGTGTTCGCCGGCTGCGGGTTGCGCTCCATGAGGAACACCGCGTTGTAGAGGGCCATAACCGGGTCGATCTTTGCGAACCCGGATGCCTGCTTGGTGATGATCACGGCATTGGCGCGCGGCTCAATCCGCGCATTGCCGACGCACCACGCCATCATCGGAGCGCCGGCATGCTTGAGTGCGCCCTCTGCCAACTTGCGCTCGGCCGTCTTGATGGCGCCAGCCAGCCGCCAGCCCTGCGCCACAGCGGCGATCTGCTCGGAGCGAATTCCGCGCGATTCGAGCTCGTCCAGCACGGCGCCAATGCCCACGGCATCGACCCCAATCGCCGCCTGCAGCCCCTCGCCTTCGCGCGCCAGCAGGCCGGATGCGGCCACCTGTTCAACGATGTCGCCTACCTGCTCCACGTCGTCGCCGATGCTTTCGACCAAGACCAGATCGCCGGCAGCTGCGAAGTCGCGCAGCCTCGGCGCGATTTCCTTGCGCCGCTCAAGCACGGACGGGTGCGCCCAGGCGCGGGCCCAGGCCAGCCACTCGCCGGAATCGGAATCTCGCCCGAGCACTACCAGACCCATCAAGTCGTCTAGCCCGCCGCCGTCGATCCCGATGGTTGCCACCTCGCATCGCTGCAGCAACTCAGTCAGCCCGCCAGTGCCGGCCAGGTACTCGACCGCGTTGCGCTCCCAGTAGTCCGCGCCGGCCCAGCGATTGGACATGAGCGCCAGGCCGATCTCGACGTTTAGATGCTTGGCAAGGAATCCGCGCATGGATTCCTCTCCGTCGTTCTCGGCCTTCTTGAATTCGCGCTCCAAAAACTCCCGGTCTACCGAGTAGTCGAGATTCGGGTTGACAAGCGCGAAGTTCGCAGGATTGCGATGCTCGCCGGCCTTCACCATCTGCTCGGGGAATTCGTAGATGATCGGCACGAAGCGCGGGTCATGCACCTTGCCGTCGCGCACGTCGCGCGCGTATTGCAGCTTCTGCCGGAACACCCCCGCAGGCGGGTCGTCTGACTGCGTGGTCAGGTAGACGGTGAACCCCTCAGGCCTGCTCGCAAGTCCGCCGGTAGCCTCGCGCAGCATGTTCTCTGCGTTCGGCATCTTGCCGAAGAGCCACAGCTCATCGACCAGCGTCCCGACGCCTTTCTTCCCGCCGACGGTGTTTGAATCCGCCGCCAGGACCTTGCAGCTCGCGCCGCTGTCGCGGTGCGTCAAGGTCTTGACGTGCGATTGCGCATGGATGAGCGCCGACAGATCGGCGTCCACGCGCTCCAGGCACATATCCCGAGCCGGGTAGAAGCTGTTGTTCGCAATCTCGACGGTAGGTGCCAGGATGCTGAACTCGGCGGACGCGCGCCAATTCAGGATCAGTGCCGTCATCATGATGCCGGCCGCAATCGTCGATTTGCTGTTCTTCTTCGGGATCAGGATGAACCACTCCGTAATGAGGCGCCGACCTGACTCCACGTCATAGGCGCCGAAGATCGAAGCCACCAGATCGAATACCCACGGCGCGCAGGATTCTCCGAATGTCGGACTGCCAGGCGCGTCAACGATGCGCAGCGCCTTGAACACCCCTAGCGCCTCTTCGGCTCGCTCAGGGAAGATGGGCGGCGGGATGATCGATTGACCCGCGCGCAACCGCTCCTGCCAGTCAAGGCATGCGGTTGTCCATTCCATGGTTCAGCGCTGGCCGACCAGCTTGAGAGGCGCCGCGGTCGGCTTGAACTTCGCGGCCACCGCCTTCGCCTTCTCGGCCTGCTCTTCTTTCTTGCCGCCGTCGTGCCGCTTGGTATGCGTGTATTGCACCGCAGCAATGGCAGCGCGCACCTGCAGCGGCGTGGCATCGACCAGCCCGAGCGCGACATCCTGCAGCATCTTGAGCATGTCTGGATGCTGGGATGTGCCGGCAATGCCGCTGGCAGCCTCTACAGGCTGTTTTCCAGATGCGCCCATGCCCTGGGCCACGTCAGGGTGCAAAACAGGCTCAGGGCGCGGCTTTGGCTTGCGCCCGGCGCCCGGTCTGAAACCACCCTTAGGCATTCCGATTTCCTTTGATTCGGGTGAAATTCAATGCGCGTGCG